ATCAAAGTTAATTCTGATAATATCTCTAAGTGGCGCTGAATTATTCTTTTGCAAATAAGCAATCTTCGCACTCTTAGTATTTAGTTTTGCGGCCTCTACAAAGACCTCGGATATTAATTTTCTACGCATTATAAAACTCCTCCACGCATTCAATCAGGTTGTTACATCTTTTCTTAATTAAGTAATTCAAAACTTTCATTTTCATAGGTAGTTTTTGATTATCATAATTATTTATAATTGATTCTTGTATGTCCTCTGGGATTTCTGTCAAGTCAATTAATTTTTTATTTCTCTGATAGTTGCGATATACTTCTTCTGGCATCGCGTCTTTTAAATTATCACTTCTTTCTAACCAATCGTCAATACGTGTCTGTCTTAATGGAGTTTGTTTTGCCTCTGTAATAAACGTATCATCTTTTGATAATACATTAGGAACTCCATCACCGGAATCACCTCGCATGACGTGATTAAATAAATACATTCTAGGGTTCTTATCAGTTACTACTTTCTTTTGAATAGGAGACCATTGTTTTACATTATTGAATTTTTGTAATTGAATAAAGTCCTTATCGGATGAAACAATCATTACAGGTTCTCCATGACCAAATTCTTGGGTACGGATAGTAAGTGCGCCTATAATATCATCGGCCTCACACCCTTCCATATGCAGTACTTTATATGGTAAATTTTCTTGGATTTCTTCTCGTACTAGATTAAGTATTCTAAAAATTTCAGACCAATCGGTATCAGATTCTTCTTTACCTTTCCTGCGCATTGCCTTGTATTCTGGGAAGTATTCTCTTCGCCATGTATTCATGCCATCAGCGCATATAACCATTTGGCCATACTCTTGTCGGTATCTCTTGTTATACATACGGATACTATTAAGAATCATATGGCGTATCATATTTTCATCATTAAGTTTTTGCACTATGATGTTGGATAGTGCGATCTGACTATAGTCAAGTAATATCATTAGGTTCTCGGGTTTCTTGTATTTTAGTGAATAGAGTTTCTAGGTCTTTTTGCAAGAAGTGTTTTATACCACCATAACGCATAAACATAGAAGACAATAAATTTACTACTACAAACATATCACGGGACTCTGCGTACTCTGGATTTCTAAAATCAAGTTCTTTAAGATTACTACCTTCATCTGAATCAATATAATCTTCCAATAGCAGTAGAGCAAACTGAGCAGTATCTACACATTCGTCTGTGAAGTTCTCATACTCCCAGTCCCTTTCTTCCTCAATCTGTGCTTGTCTTCGCCCAGTCGGAAATTGTATGATATTGTTCTTCATAATAGGTATATTATACTACACTTTTCCATAAATGTAAACCCCTATTTAATTAAATTTTTAACGGTTTGTCCACCGATTTTACAAGATATGATTCCGTTATAATACTCTTCGGTAAGTAATACGTCTCTATCGAATTGTTCCTTAGCTTCCATATATGCACAGTCACCTTTAGTCTTACATAAGTGAAGAATCTCTCTGGTATAATTATCTGTACCGAATTCTTCTATCTCTGCAACTAAATGTTTATTAGAGCCCCAATAGGTTCTCCAATCAGATTCAACCTTAAGCTTCTTCCTGCGTTTTCTTGTCTTGGTTATAGGTAAAGTTTTCTGACTCCAAAAGAACTTCTTCCCTACGTATTTCCTCTGATTTTTCAGATTGGTTATTATATAGACAAAACCATATACGTCGCTCGGATCGAAGTCTTCGGGTGGTTGCCACTCGATGCCTTGATATACCCATGGGGGATTATTCCTCGTAATCTTCGTCATAATCCAAAGTTTCTACGGTAGTATCACCATAGTCTGAAGTTGCATCCACTTCTGATGATATACCGCAATTAGGGCAGAATCTATCGTCCGTATCCCATTCATCCTCTATTGAAATAAATGATCGTTTATAACAAAATTGACAATCATGCACGTACCAATGTGTCGGTGCAGTTCCGTATGCCATAAGTAACTCCTTATTTGTTAAATCTTTTGAAATTCTAACCACCCGCCAATATTCTCCCCATCAACTCTTATTTGGGGAAAGGTTCTTGCTCCTGGGAAATTCTCTAGCATTTCTTCTCTACCAAAATCAATTCCCAATTTAAAGACTGAATATTCTATATCGTTTCTTTCTTGTATCATTGACTGTGCCTTGTGCACTGCCATATCACAGTAAGGGCAATTATCCTTACTAAAAATTTCTATTTTCATTATATTCTCCTAAGCTATTGTATTTTCTATGACACACATCATACCTAACATGAATCCTAAAAGACTTACTTGTAAAATTGATAAACCTATAATAATATTGCCTTGAATATCAGCCCAATATTTAAGTTCGCCGCCGATCCACTCTTTTTGTTCCTTAGGAGTACAATCTCGCGGTTTGTCAAAATTAAATTTAAGTTGTGTTGGCATTATAGACTGAGTCCTTTTAGTGTGTTGTCATCTACGTCTTGTTTTACACCCCCAACCACATAGGAACTTATTTCGGTCTCTTGTGGTGCTACTTGAACATTACCTCCAGAAATCCATTTTTCTGTCCATGGTAATGGATTCATTTGAGTAACTGTATACGGACAAGGTAATCCAATTGCCCTCATTCTTTTACAACCAATCCATTCTATATAGTCACATAAGAGTTTTGAATTTAGACCAATCATAGAACCGTCACGGAACAGGTATTCGGCCCATGCCTTTTCTTGTTCAATTACATCTACATATAACTGAATGGATTCTTTTTCAGTTTGTTTTGCAATCTTTGCAAAGTCTTTATCTTCTTTCTGTAAGAGTTTTAACATTGTAGTAGTTGATGCAAGGTGCACATTTTCATCACGAGCAATAAACTTGATAATCTTTGCATTACCTTCCATTTTCTTTAACTCTGCAAAGGCCCACGAACATGCAAATGATACATAGAACCTTACTCCTTCTAATGCATTTGCAGACATCATCGCCATCCAAATAGCTCTCTTATGTTGCATTTTATTAGTCGGCCCATTATTTGATGTAACCAAATCATCATAGTAGGTACTAATAGAATCTGCACAATTGCCAATTTCTTTAGTATCCAAAATGCCATCAAATACCTTCGAAGGGTCTGGATATATATTACGAATGATATGTGTATAACTCTTGCTGTGAATTGTTTCAAAGAATGACCAAGTTTCAATCCAGTTCTCTACTTCTGGTAGAGATGCAATAGGTAAGAATGCAAGATTAGGTGCACGGCCCTGTACCGAATCCAATACAATCTGTCTCTTTAAATTTGATGTGAAAATATGCTTCTCATGTTCGGTAAGAGAATCGAAATCTTTTTTATCTTTTGAAATATCTACCTCTTCGGGTCTCCAAAAGAATCATAATTGTTTTTCGGTAATCTTATCTAATTGTGGGTATTTTAGTTCATCATATCTTTGAATATCTACGCCTTCATCTAAGAACATATTTTTCTCCAGATGGGACTTTTTATTCTTCTTCAATACTGACATTAATTTTTCCTTTTTTTCTAAATCGTCTATTATAACCCTTTTTAATGTTTTTGGTAACACCAGGGCTAGTTAAATACTTATACCGTTTACGTGCTGGTGTAAGTGCGTCAAACTCTGCTCCACCTTTTAGTGGAATTCGTTCTTTCTTTTTCAAATCTTGCAACTCTCGCAATCATCATCTTCGTATGTTTCGGACTCACCTTCATAATATGTGTGATGTGTGGTCTCGTCTGTCATTTCTCCAGCACCATCAAAGGTGTTAAAGTAATACAGTTGTTTTAATCCATACTTATAGGCAGTAACTGTATCCTTTATCATTTCTGACATAGGGATTTTATTGTCCTCGAAGTGTTCCGGATTGTATGAAGTATTAACCGATATACCTTGGTCAATATACTTCTGTAAGATAGCACAGATATGCAAGTATCCTTCAGGAGATTTTTGATCCCACAGTAAGTCATACTTATTCTTTAAGTGATGATACCCTGGCACTACTTGGGCCATAACACCATCCTTACTTTGTTTATATGATACCAATGCTCTAGGTGGCTCGATACCATTTGTACTATTACTAATCTGTGCAGATGTTTCTGACGGCATTAATGCCATGAGGGTACTATTACGAATTCCTGTGGCCTTGAGTTGAGTTCTCAATTCGTCCCAATTCATACGTTCTTTGTGCCCTATTAAATTATCTATTGCACTCTTATATGTATTAATTGGAAGAACTCCATGGCCGTATTTTGTCTCATTATTTAAAGGAATTTTACCTTTTTCTTCTGCCAAGTCAGCAGATGCCTTAATAAGGTAGTAACTCCACGCCTCTGCATATTCATCCACAACCTCGAATGCAGACTTATCATATTT